GCTTTGGGTCCGACGTTCACAGTATCATCGAGGAATCCACTAATGTCAATGTCTGCGACCTTATCAATTCCTACTGGAGTATTCTGCTGTGAGGTCGTTCCGAATGGGTTGGTCTCCTGCGTGATGTTTTCGTTACCGATTCCTCCAATTGTGTTTACATAGGGGGTGATGATACGAGGTGTACCACCTGGAGCGTCGTCAATCGTGATAACTACTTCTTGTGGTCCATGTTTACCTGTGGCCATCGCTTTTCTCCTTTAATTACTTTTCCGGCAGTGTCATGAACATGGTGACGCTGCCGGATTAGTGGCGCCACCTTAACGAAACTAATTGCGACAAAATCCCATAAACAACGTAATGGAACCCGATCCTGTCACATCTACTTGCGAACTTAGATATCTCCGCACCGTACCGGTTACAGTCTTCCGTTCCTTACCAATTGCTGTTACAGAAGTAAAATCAATTAATGCAGCATAATCTGTATCATTAATTGAGTGCATGATCGAAGGAACAACTCCTGTAAATCCACTATAAGCAGTGACTTGGAGATATCCCACCCCACCTGCTACAGTACTCGCGCGCACGAATGTTCCATCAGTGCCCGCCCCCGTAGATCCACTTGTATTGACAGGAACACTAAAAGTCGTATCACTCAAAACAGTTACTATTTGTTGACCATTAACAGCAGGTCCTGTTAGACTATTTCCAGAGATGAAAACAACTTGGTTGCTTGTCAAACCGTGAGCAATAGGAGCTCCATTCTGTGTTTCCATCGTGATGATTGAAGCAGCCGCTTTTGAAGCTGAGGCGATGCCAAAAACTCTCTGACCTGGATCTAATGTATAATCTACTGGGGTATCACCAGTAGGAGGGGTTTGATCTGCTGTAAATGCCGCTAATGCCTGTACGATAATACCTTCATTAGAATCACCCCATATCAAATAAGTAACATTTGCCTTAGTCAGACCATCTCGTTGATCCAAAAGTTCAACTTTAGTATCATAGGCTCCTTCAAAACCCATGAAATGCTGTCCAATGGTATTGCCTTCAAGAGCAGCACAAACAATACGTTTAACACCCTGAGAACCGCCAGTAATAGAATGAAGAGGATCGGATGCAGTATCCCAAAATCCACTTCCTACCGTCAATTCACCTTTCTCGACATTCAATGGAGTATGTGTTTCATTACCAGCACCAAACTGATTGGTTTGTTGGGTAATAGACTCATGACCCATTGTAGCAGATTCTGATAGAGAAGCTATCAGATTATATCCGTCTACAAGAAACAAAGTAAACTGGACTCCGGCATATTTAGCCATTATCTTCTCCTTCGATTACCGGAATCGGAAGTGGAACAATTACTGGTTTTGTCACGACAGATGGTCCACCTACTTCAATGACTTCGCCTACCGAGAGGTGAAAAGCAAGACCAGAAGCCGACATATCCGAACAATCTTCCCCCGCCTTCACTCTTTTATATTTAACTTGTAATCTTTGCTCGGGAGACAACTTAGAAAGACCCCCGGCATCCTGTACAATTTTGAGACTTATAGGATCGGCAGGATAACAAAATTCCTGTCCTTCTGCTACGATATAACGGTTGGACATTTCAGTTTCTCCTCAAATTCATATCCACAACCTAAACAAACTAGATGTGGTGTCCCAAATCCACCAGAAGAAATACGTCGTTCTCGTCCTGCACCACATTTTGGACAAGGCAATTCTTCAAGTCTTTTAACAGGTTTTCCATCAGATCCTAAAAGCATTGAATCACTCATGCGCTTAGTTCCTTCATCAAATCACAATTAAATCCAATTGTATGCCGTCTATTATCGTCAATTGGTCGAATTGGAAAAGGACTTTGCATTGGATTAATTGTTAAATATTGTGTCGTTACACCTGCCCCGAGTGCTCCTGGTGGAATAGCCGCTAATGCTCGATACGCAATTTCCGCTTTAGCTCTTGGTCCACTATAATCATCTGGTTCACCACGAAATAGAATTTGAATAGAAGGTTTTTCATATCCCACACCAGCAACACCATAACGATGTTCTGGAGCCTGCCCTCCATATTCGTTTATAATCCCCATAACATTAGGAGTAGCAGGCATAAATCCAATACGAATGGTCCCTAATGTACCAAGAGAATCTAAATATGCTTTTATTTCAGTAGCAGTAGTCATAATTTAGAAAAATCAATTCGTTTTGCAATTCGTTTATTCATATAAGGAGCACTTGCCTTTAATGTCGCTTCTAAAAACTTAGCCTGAGTTGGCGGCGCATGATCTGCATCTAAATTTTCATGCACGAATACGGCATATCTATTAGATTTTCCAGAACTACCAAAATGTAAAGCGCAAGACACATTATCACCTGAAATAACAGGATACTCGACTGTTCCAGAATCATGCAAAGCCCCCGTCTTATAAGGACAAATTGCCTTGGCTTCATTCATTTCAATCTTAGCTTCTTCATACAGAGCTTCCACAAGTTGATCTTTAAAAGATCTAAAAACCACTTTCAAACGCATTTGAATAGAATCTGATACTTGCATATTATCCTAATATAATCTGTGTCATATATGAACGATGAGTTGTAGGATCTATTACGCCTCCAATATCCAAAATTGGCCCTGTATATCCACTTGGTAAAACAACCTTATCACGAGAATCAACTGGTTCTTGTCTTCCTGTTGCTCCGTTCACTGTGAGAACACGCGGGATAGTCACAACAGCCTTTTGACGAATTACTTCTCCGTTGCTCAAGGAGACAAGACGTTCTTTTTCCTCAACAATAGCAGGCACAGAAACAGCAGCCCCATAAAGAGGTTCTGCATAAGTAGTGCCAATCCCAATCCATGGTGTAATAGTGACAGTTTGATCTTGAAGACTCTTAGTAACAGAATCTGCAATTGCAACAGCCGAACGAATTAAAGAATCAAGACTCATAATTGTTCATCAATCTCAACCGAAATATCTACTACACCATTTGTAGCAAGATTCCAAAGAACTAAAGATGTTCCAGCAGGAACTAATAGACCTCCTCCAACAAAAGTCCAAATAATCGAAGAAGCAACAGTCGCCGGAAATGAAACACGTCGGAAAAATTGAGCAGGAATAGTAGGAGGAGTTGCCCATGCAAGAGCCGTTGCAGCCGTTAAAATCGTATTGAGATCAAAATTATTTAGCACAGAAACAGGTGTCGTTGGTGTGACACCAATTGCTGCGGGTCGTCCTAATCCATAGGTGCTGGCAGTCGCTGCTGCAAGAGTCACCTGCATTTGCTTCAAAAAGAATGCCTTAGCACCCGCAATCAATTCAAAAGCGGCTGATGCATCTACTGCGTTACTTGTACGTCTTGCGAGAGATCCATGATACATGATTAAGCCCTTTCAAGTTCTCGTGTGCCCATCTGTTGACCTCTAATGGTCATAATCCAGGACGGTACGAGAAGATCACTTACTATTGCAGGAATCGTTGGTGCTCCTACTGCATTGTCTTTGAAAGTCAAAGCAATAGAACCTACTTTTAATGAAGTAATTCCTTGCGCGGCTACATCTGATTCTACCGTACGATCTGAATATATAAGCAAACGCGCTAGTTCAAACTGTGCGTTTTTAACTTCAGTTGGAACCTCGGTATCGGGAACGGCTGTCCATAAATTTCGTCGAGCCATTCCAACACGAGGCCATGCAAGAGCCTGTGTTGCAGAAGTTGTATAACCCGTCCAATCAATTAGAGCTTCCATCCACTGGGTAGCCATGATAAGTGCTTGAGAGCGAATTTCATCATCAGAATCTTCCCAAGCTACACCAGGGTGATATTGTGTATTATGATAAATAGAAGCTTCGGCCAGATTACCGTAGGAATTAGCACTCGCAGATCCAGGTGTGGCAATCAAAGTTGGAATGCTCATGTCGTAATCTCTTTAAAGAAAGGGGCGGATTTTAACCCGCCCCTTATCTATTGAGCCTACGGACGAACACCCCAATATGAGAAATGCTTCATATCTACGATCTTGACCGCTGTGCTACTTGATCCAAGATAGAACAATGGACCAACTTCTTCATCAGCATCAAGACCTAAAGCTGTATATCCAATCTGCTCCTTATTAAAGAAGTAACGTACATTTCCAGCAGCATCACATTCTACACGGAAACGCCCATAAGTAGCAGCAACAGGCATATCCTTGCCAGAATCTACACCAGCCGCAGTAGTCAGTAGTGTTGCGTTTGCATTGCCCTTATCATGAATACACATTAACCCTGCGGCATCTGTAAGAGCAGAACCCATGAAAATACCAGCAAAGTCATCACCAATCGTTGCAGCAATTGTTACAGTCACAGTAGTCGCAGTAACAATTGGATCTAATTCATTGCTATTCGCTCCGCAAAATCCCACAAAGACATCTCGAAGAGTAATCGCTGCGACATTTGTGAATTCTGTGTCAACAACAAATGGTCCATGTGTATCAGGCTGAAAAACAGCCGCAGTTCCACTCGCCGAAAGTGTAATCTGATGAAGATCTTCATTTGTTGCTGTAAGACGACCAATTCGTCCTAATTCATCAAATGTAATGACAAGACCAGAATCGGTTTCAGCAATTCCCTGTCCAGAAACCTTGACACCATTTTCTAAATCGGCAGATGTGTCTGTATTTGCGTGAGCTTTTCCAATTGCATTTCTAAAATTGG